TATACATAGGTATATACTAAATATGTTAAACTTAATTATGGAAAATATAAAATGAAAGGAATAAAAATATGACTAAGACTATATTATGTGATTACTGTAATAAAGGAATAAATAAAGATGATAATAAGTATATTACTTTTCATAAGAAAAGTCATATGAAAACTAACATTTGTATTAATTGTGCATTAAATTTGATAGATAAAGATAAATTAAATGAAAATATTATAAATAATCAACATGATTATTCAAAGAAATGAAAAAGCACTCTCCATAATGAAGAATGCTCTATATAATAATGTTTGACTTAGTAAAGATGTATTGGGGTTACATATTTACTTTTTTATTATATCATATAACTTTGTGTATGAAAAAGAATTTAAATCAATTTTAAGGTGTGTTGAGTAATGTTCTTGATAGTTTATATGTTGATGAATTTCAAAAAAATAAGCACTCTTATAAAAAGAGTACTTTTGGTATATATTCAAGCATTTATCTAATACAATTATAGCATGTCTTATGTTTTAGTATGATAATTTTCGTTCGTTTTATTATTACAGGTTATACTATAGTTTTATGTATCCTGTTAATATTTTTTACTATTTTTTCAATGTTTTGTTTAAGTATAAAAAGAGATAACTATTTTAATTCTAGTTACCTCTTTTTATGTTATTTTGGCCATATAGATATACCTATTGTAATAGCCATTGTAGCAATTCCTATTATAGTAGTTATACATAATGCAATAATCCATTTATTAGTTGAATCAATTCTATCTTCTATACCTTTTATACTATTCTTTATTTCACTTACATCCTTTTCTGTCACCTTTTTATGTTCGTTTATAGCTTCTTTTAAATCGCTTTTTAACTCAATTCTTTCTCTAGCTAAATCATTTTTTAGTTCTATTCTATCTTTGTCTAAATCATTCTTGTATTCTTTAAAAATACCCTTTATGTCATTAAATTGCTTATCTATACTTTCTTTTACTTCCTTATTATTTTGATGTACTCTTTTTTCAGTCTCTAATATTCTTTTTTCAGTTTCTAGTATTCTTTTTTCTTCTTCATTCATATTACCTACCTCCTCTGAAGTAGTAGCTAAAAACCAATTATCTCCAATACATTTATTTTTCTCCATCAAAGTACTATTTAAAGTATTATAATAGTCTGTATATTTGTTGATTTTACTTTTATCCTTGTTGGAATTAAACTTTATTACTTTTTCTTTTTCTTTATTATATTCACCCTTCATAACTATTCTTCCTCTATCATAGACTCTAAATGTTCAATTATTGATTGTATTTCTGATTTAGATAGTTCTAATTCCAAAGATTTTTTATCATTTCTAAATAGTTTCAAAATAAAATCATTTTCTCTAGCCAAAGAAGATATAGAATATAAGCCAATTGGATTGATTCTCTGAATATATGAGTTATCTAATATATCATATGTACTATTTGAAAAAGTATACAAATCATTTTTAAAGTTTTGGCTTATATTTACATTTTCACCTTCATTATAAAAGTCTTTCAGTTTAATTCCATACTCACCTATAAATTCTGGGTCTTCTCCCAAAATTTCATTTGCTTTAGCTTTAAATTCATGAATACAATGTGGCCAAGTTGGCATCTGCATATATAAATTAAGTAATAGTATTGTCTTTTCAAATATTTTGTTATCCTTTTCGTATTTTTTTATACAGTTAGGAAAATACGCTACCAAATTAGTCCCATTTTCATAAGCCATCTTAACTCCCCCTAAAATAATATTATTTAATACTATTCTACATTATAATTACTTTCATTGCACTATTATTTTTTATTCCTCCTCCTACCACTTATTGCTATATACTCAACTGCTCTTCATATACCTGATTTTTTAAAGTTTGTAGATGACTTATGGTTATATTTAATATATCATTTTTTATTTTATAAATTGTTGTGATACTGTCATAAAATTGTAGTCAAAATGTAAAATATATTAACTCTATTGATTTTATTTATTTATAAACTCCAGTGCTTTATAAAGTGTATCAAATCTATCATTACCCTTTATCATAGTAAATTTTTCTTTAGTCATAGAACCAATCTTCTCACATGCTACACCGCCTACAACATAAAGATTTTGCGTCTGACCTGGCACGTAATCTTTTATATCACATATCAGTATTTTCCCATCATTATAACCCCAACCAACTACAGTTGCAGGGATTTTGTCAACTTCTCCATCATAAACAATTGTATGTTTGTACATCTGTTTAACTCCCTCGTTATCTATTTTTTTATTTAATATACCCTCAGCAATCAACTTTGCAACTATATCTTTATGTCTAATATAATAATCTGTATCTGCTTTACTGTCTACAAAACATACTTCTATTAATATTGCTGGTGCTTTTGTATGACTAAGCCAGTAAAGACCTCTTACATCCGATTTTGCACCTCTGTTTTTAAATACAGTTGCTAATTTATCATTAACTCTTTCGGCATATATCTTACCATTGTTAGTTTTGTATATTGTCTCTGTACCCATTGGATTTAAGGTTGTTTTATTTGCGTTGAAATGAATTTGTACTGCTAAGTCTACATCTTGCTTGTTAGCTATTTGACATTGTTCTGCTAAGTAATTACTAGATTTATCTACTTTTCCAGTATATACAGTAGCTCCACCTTGTTTCAACCATTTAACAATTAAATCAGTTAGTATTCTGTTTTCTTTTCCTTCGTCTATATAGCCAGTTGCTCCTGTTCCTTTTCCTGTTAGTGTATGTCCTGGTACTAACGCTACCTTCATTATTTATCACCATCCTTCAACTGTTTGTAAACTTGATTTGCCCCTATTGCAACTCCCCAACATAAAATTCCTTGTAAAATTGATGAAGGATTAAATCCTAACATCCATATTGAAAATCCAATTCCTAGCACAAGCAATATGATTGGAATGTATTTATTATCTAGTTGTTTATATTTCTTAAATCCAAATCCTAATACATTAAGAGCAACTACTAGTAAAAGCAGTTGCTCTGGTATAAAACTTATTAAATTATCCATCTTTTATTTTCCTCCAATTCTATTTATAATTTCATCAATTCTAAGATGTGCTTGTTTTGTACTTGCTTCTACTTTTGCAACTCGTTCACTGATATCTAAGAAACTTGTATTAAACTTTGCTACATCATGCTTTATATCTCTTACATTCTCACACAGAAAAGTTATTTGTTGTTCTAATTTTGTAGTTGTTTCTGTATCATCTTGTATCTTTCTGTTTGAACTATTTCTAAATGCTAAGTAGGATATTACAACTCCTGCTACTGCACATAATAGATTTATGCTAATTTCTTCCATACATCCTCCTTATTTTGTGTTAAAATAAGACTTAGAAATTTATCTAAGTCTTCGACAATTAACGATACTTAACTGCTATATAATCATAACCTGCTCCGCCATTAACTGGACCTTTTGGTAACCATGAATTATCCTTTATATCTATGCCTCTGCGACTATCAGTACTATCAAAACACGTTTCTTTCGTTCTTGCATTATAAAAGAAATAAAACAAAGGAGTGTATATACAATAATATTTTTCACCTACAAGATTTGTGGTAGTATATGAAACAATGTCAGGCTTAAAACCCACAACTATTCCGTTTGGATAATGTTCTTTATCATATATAAAAAATCCACTTGTACTTTGATATCTATTTCGTAAACTATTTATAGTATTATCTTTGCTTACTATAGTATTCTTAAATCCTGTAATATAGTTCGCATAATCTTGAAATGTTTGTTCTGGTGTAGCAGGAGAGCCGATAGCAGTTGATAAAAGTGTTTTTCCACTATCGGCTTCTTGAAAAGCCTCATCTGCTCTATCTATACATTCTTTCAATGCTCCTTCTACATTATCACTTGTAAAATTATTCTCTGTATCTTCTATAGTTACATTCTTTGCTTCTAATACAAGATTTCTAACTTTATTAACTAACTCTTTAAAAGTCATTTAGTCACCTTCTTTCAATAAAAAAAAGAACCTACTACGCTGTTGGTTCTATTCCTTCTACTACTCCACTATTTTTTATAATATAATCCTCTACTGCTTTTCTGTATTCTGTGTTAGTTACATCATCAAGTTGAAACTCTCTATTTTTCAAAGGGTTTAACCCTCCATTTAATATTCTTTCTGCTAATATTCTTACCACAACATTATTTATATTCATTATAACAATCCTCCTTGTAATTCATTAGTCATAATTAATAATTCATTTTCTAATTCTTCATAACTAAGTTTTTCATCTTCTATTGGACTACTTGATAACACTAAATAATTTTCATTTAAAGTTTCATATATTTCTATAACATATAAATTAGAGTTTTCACTAATTATTTTTTCTTTTTCATCTAAAGAATTATAATATACTTGTTTTTTCATAATTTATTCCTACCTTAATATTTTTAATTCTTCTATTTCTGCACGAGCTGCATATGAACCATCTAAATTTCCTGCTCCTACAGATGTTAATAATATTTGTACTTTTATATCCATGCCATTCTCAACAATAATATCTTTTGTAAATCTTACAAAAGAAGAAGATGCACTAGGAGTATCGTCAGTAACATAAAAGTATTCTTTTCGGTTTCCACATAGTATCTCTATTTTTGTTGTTGCATAATCAGCACGCATTTTAGACGCTTTAAGTTCGCCTGTGAATCTTAATGTGCCTTTTATACTAGATACTTCATTGTAAACGATGCTAGGAGTGTTTAAAGTTGTAGCTTGAATTCTATTTTTTAAAGAAAAAATTTCTATTGATTGAAAAATCCAGTTAACTTTTTCAATCAAATTAGTAAATGTTTCAGATGATGTTGCTGAAACATTTTTAGAATTAATCGTCTCCACTAATACATTTTTTAATGTTTCTATTTTTGTTTTAGTTGTACCAAATTTATCTGTTCCAATAAAAGGACTACCCAATGCACTAGATATATTATTTTTACCAGTTTGAAAATCAGTTTGTACATTTTCTAATGCTGCCATAAGTTCCCCTAAACTAGCATTTTCAGTTAATTTTTCTGTCATATTTTCACCTCGCTTATATCATATCTATTAAATTATTCACTATAGTTATTCCTTTAGTTCTTTGACCACTTATTTCTACCATTATTTCCTCTAATACTCCATCTAACTTATCACTTGTAAATCTATCATTAGCATCTGTAATACTTATACTGGTATCTATAAGCTGTATACTGCTAATAGAATCCTCTATTTTCTTAGACGAATAAGTAGTCATTTCAGATACTCTGTTATCATCTACAGTTGCATTAATAAAATGAGTTTCTGCATTTCCATTTATCACATAAACGTTTAATTCTGACCTTGTTTCACTTCTAATTTCTATAGTATTATCATCTATAATTTTAAAGTTTGTAACTACATTTTCTTTTGTAGTAGCATCTATAATATTTACAACTATTCTCTGTGTTAACAAACTATGTGTTACAGTTGCTTTGAATCCATTTTCTGCATCCTCAACCCAATCGTCAATTGTTATTGTTTGAGTAGATGCCACATTAGAACCACCTGCGATTAATTGGTCAATTTTAATATTTTGTTTCTCATTTTCTGTGTCAATTCTAGTGTTTAACTCTGTTTTAGCAGTTTCTAAATTATTTGTTAATTCTGTTTTAGTTGTATCTATTTTAGTATTAACAGTACCTATTTTAGTTTCTAAGTCTTGTATATCTTTGAGTGTTGCAAAGATTATTGTTGGGTCAATTTTAAGTTCTATATTATTTACATTAGATACAATAAGCACAGTTTTAACCTTCATGTCTACCACTGCACCTTGTTCTATAGAAGGTTTATAACACTCTTTGTATTTAGAAATGGCAATTAAATTATTTTCATCATCTAAATATCCTATTTCTCTTATCATAAATCCGCCTACACTTGATGGTATTAAACTCTCTAATATTATACAATTTGGTGCAGTTTCATCTGTAGTTGTATTTCCAATATTGCCTTCCCATACCACGTTTTTGAGAGCTGTCTGACTCTCAGTTGGAGTATATTCACTCCCTCCTCCATCACCAAGTTGAATTTTTACAAATCCCACTTTATTACCTGTGACACTTGCATTTGCTATCTTTGCTTTTCCTACATCTGTAATTATAGTGTAATAACTTTTATCTATAGCCAATATATCACCTCCTAAAATATTGTTATCTCTTGGTATCCAACTCCATTGCCAGTTAATACATCAATTTCTCCATAAGTTTCTATATCTGGTGGACTCCAAGGGTATATAGTTATTTCTTGACCCATTAGGGTTGTTATACCAAAATTCATATAATTGTCTTTGCTTATAAGCACTCTAGTGTAATCTAAAGTCATATTACATGGCTTAATACTACTTACAAAAGAATGAACCTCCTCAAACCAATCTTGATTTCTAGCATCACTTTCAAGATGTATATTATAAGTAGCATTATTAATAGTTAATTCATAATTGCCTTCTCCAACTATACTATCTAGCCAGTTCCTTAAAAATCTCTCTGAGTAAGGTAGTTTACTTATATATTTACTAAAAATCCTAAACCTTCTATCTTCTAAACTCTCATTACTTTTAGGAGTTATAGACATTATCTTTTCCCATCTTTTTATACCACTTGGAGTTAAATCCTCTAAAAACTGGTCACTTGATAGGTCATTTAATTTTTCATGTAGTGTTTTTATTTCTTTGTTTTCTACATTAAATACTTTTATATATTCTTCTTTATCTTGTAGAATTTGTGGTAAGTAATTTATTAGATTAATCTCTTTATCCAACTACCTCACCTCTCACTACTATACTGTTACTATCTATTGTTAGATTAGATTTAACATCATTTATCATTGTGTTTGTAATATCTAACACTCCATCTATACTAAGTAATCTAGTTTCAATTTGAGATATACGGACTATTAAGTTTTCTTCATCTTCCCAACTCATGTTAAGTTCATTTAAATAGTCGTCTATTGCTTCTTCTGCAATTGATTTTATATTCTCCCAAGTGTAGCCATTTTTGTATGTTATCTCTGCTGATATATTTATAGTTGTACTTACAACACCTGTAACAGTAACTTTATGCCCTATTGGTGCTAATCCTAAGCCTTGTCCTTGATGTCCAATTGGGTCAATTTCTTCTTGCACTAAATTAACTAAATCCTCTGATGGTACTTTGAAATTAGAGTTAATTATTACTAACTTAACAGTTCCTCCACCGTCCCACACAGGATAAACCTTAACTCCTCCAACATCTTGTATTTTGTTAACTTCATCTTTATAGTTTTGTATATTCCCACCAAAGCTCTGTGAATTTAGGCTATCATAATATCTTTGTCTTAAACTATCTTCTGACTCTTCATCCTCTCCATTTATCAAGATTTCAGTTAGTTCAGCAGTTTCAAGACCATCTATATATTCAATAGGTATTAGTTTTCCTAACTCAAATATAGGTCCAGCAGTTTCACATTTCATTTTATATGTTTTTTCAGATATTCTCTCAATTGCAATATAATTGTATTCTCCTAGATTAAACCTAGAATCAAGTGGAATATCTATGTTAAAAACTCCTTTAGCAATTGTATTAGTGGCTGGTAAAGGTGTAATTCCTCGCTCTTTACATCTCTTCTCTAAATAGTAATAACTAGCAGTATCTACGAATGTTTGGTCTAGTAATTCATCCATAGCAATATATGTTTCTGTAAGCTCCACTGCAACTGGTGCCAAGGCATTGTATATTATAGAACCTTCTCTCTTATCAAGTGTGTTAGGTACACTATCTAACATTCTTTTAATTATATTTTCAAATGTCATTAACTCAAACAATTATACACTCACCACCTTCTCTGCTTTTATATTTCCATATTTTGTATGAACTGAAAATTTACATTGTACTTTACCCTTTATATTTTCAAACTCAAAATTATCTACATTTTCAACCCTATCATCTTGAATTAGTGCTTCTTTGATTCTTCTCTCTAACTCTGGTATTACAAAGGATATAGGCTCTCCAATAAGGTCGTTCAACTCGACTCCATAATTCCAACTATATATTAGATGTTGGTATCTCTCTGTGTTTAAAATCAAAAAGATGGTCTGTTTTAATGCTTCTACATCATCACAAATACCATCAATCTTAGACTTTTCTATATGAAGTTTAAATGTCTTACTTGGCTCTTGTCTTACATCAAAATTAATTATTGATACATCTTCAATATCATAATCTAAATTATCACTTGGTAACACTTTATCACATCCTATCTAAAATCAAGTATTGTTGCCCTCCTTGCATACGAATTAAGACTAATTTATCTCCTATTTTTTTATCTGTATATCTTTTAAAAGTCTCTGTTTGTATTAGAAAAAATTCTTCAAAAGATGCTTTTTGTTCTATCTTAACTATCAAAGGATTAACACTTTCTATAGTTCCAAATGCAATTTGCATTGGATTGCTTGTTTCTACTGCATCCATTGCAGCCTTCTTAATTATTTGCAATAATTCTTGTGACACTTTATCACCTCACTTAAAAGAATCTTCTAGCTCTTGCAAAATCATGCTTTTTCTTTTGTCTACCACTTAAACTACTTATTTTTACTACGTCACCAGTTTGTGGAGCATGAATATATTGGTCATTTCCTATATATAGTCCAACATGATGTACATTTCCTTTTCCTTTGTTGTATGCAAAGAATACTAAATCACCAGCTTTTACATCATTTATGTTACATAATAGTTTTCCTCTACTATCTTTTGATTGGTCTGCTGAAACTCTTTTGAGATTTATTCCTGCACCTCTTTTAAATGCCCACACCATAAGACCACTACAGTCAAAACTCTTTGGACCATTACCACCCCATTTGTAAGGCTTGCCAAGTTGATTTTTTGCTTCTTGAATAACTTTACTTACTTTATTATTATTGTTTGTTGATGTATTAGAATTATTGTTTTGAACTTGATAAGTTAAATCTTTTAAATTCTTTTCTGCTTCTTCATTACTTCCAACTCCTGTGCCTGCACTATTAGAATTATAAGTACTTCCTGTTATTTGCTTATAAAATGCACCTACACATTTTACCCATTCTTTGTCTGAACTAGAAGAATATTTATTTCTGATGCTTTCTAAAGTTTTTCGTCCTATATGGATATAGTTTCTTGATAAATTACTTATACCTCTTTTTATTCCTTCGTCTACACTAGAAAAACTCATGTAATCTCCATTTTTTTTCATTCCAAAGAAATTATTTTTAGTATTTGCAATATTTGAAGTCCCTCTAGCTGATTCGTGCATAGATATAGCAGCCATGAGTGCTGGATTAACTTTATAAGCATTTGAATATTTAACAAATATATTTCCTGTATTTGATAATTTACCTTTAAGTAGTTTATTAATCTTATTAGCCATATCAGTATCTTCTTTACTTGTAGTACTTTGTGCAGGACCATTTTGTTTCTCATTTTTATTATTAGTATTTCCACTACTATAACTTGATGAAGAATAAGAAGCAAATTCGTCTCCATCAACCAAAGTTAGGTCCATAAAATGACTGTTATTTTCAAATGTATGTTTTACTTTCTCAACTAACATATAATTTTGTAAATCAATATCTCCTAACGACAAAAAAACAGGTACTAAACAACCTGCTCTTACTCTAATATCTCCTAACACATTTTTTAAACTTAATGACTTAGTTTTCTTATTATATAGTTTTAGGAGTATATCACATTTTTGTTTTATCTCTGCTTCACTCATATTTTTATCAACTGTATCAAATAGTTGTAGTATTCCCCAACTCCTCATATGCGTTGAGTCTTGAGCAATATACACATCTCTTTTTCCTGTTTCTTCATTATCTCTTACAAGTTTGATTTTTGTATAAGTATCACTATCAATAGAAGAATTATAGTCAAAGTCCTCGATTACATCATTATTCATAACAGTATCAAGTTTCATTGATGCAACATTTTTTAGTGTTATTCTTCCAAAGTCATCATACAAGGTAAACATTTCTTTTTTTTCTCTTAAAGTATCATCTAGTGCAGTTAAAATCATATCAAATAAAGTTTTGTTTTCTTCTATTCTAGATATTTTATATTTTGTATCTTCTATGACATTGTATTTTAAATTAAAATCTTTAGCGAGCATTTTTATAAGTTCGCTTGCTGTTTTATTACTATATACATAAGTATCTTTATTTTTAAAATATCTTAACTGGTCATATGCAATAATTTTGATGTGATTTTCTTTATCTCTTTTCTTCTGAAATATATATCCATAGAATATGCCTACACCCTTGTAATATAATCTCACTGAATTACCTTCACAAAACTGTAGTATATCATCCATGACTATAGTAAACTCTAACTTAGAAGGTGTTCCTCGTCTTTCTATTTCCCATGTGATACCATCAATGACAGCAGGTTCGTAGAAATCTTCCCAATGTGCAATAACTAACCTTACATCTCTATCATTTGCTAACACTAATTCATCAACCAAGTTTTAACACCTGCCCTTTGTAAATAGTGTATTTACTTAAGTTTTTGCCCTTATTTGCCTTATCCATCATAGATTTATTTAGTTCGTATACTTTCTTATATAATGAACCATTACCAAGTTGTTTCTGACAAATTGACCAAAGGCTATCCCCTGCTTTTACTGTATATGTTTTAGTTTTAGTGTTTGTGGCATTGACTGAATCAACTCGTTTTGGCTCTATCTTTACGCTTGGTCTACCAGTCTCATTTTTAGGAGGGGCAAGAACTAACTTTTTAGTTGAGTAATCTCTATATTGCTTTAACTTTATTGCAACTTTTGTATCTGAACCATTTTCTGCATCTTCTGAAATAGCATACTCTTCAAGAGATACTTTTATATTAGTGTTAAATAGTACTTTATTACCTAATTCCCTCGATACAATAAATTGGAATGGCTTACAATCTGTTTTTAATAGTTCTAATTTACTTAAAAAGAATTGAACATCTTTAAAAGCTCCACGATAAAAAGGTAATTTATTATGTGTAAATTCTGCTTCAAAACTTATCTCGGATAACCCTTCTTTTTTTAGTATGTTTACTTCTCCAGTATTTATCAAATCAACTGTTTTATTTTTATTTGTTATTTTTATTTCTAATTTGCCAGGTGCGATTGGTAATTGTACTCCATCTAAATAAAAGTCATAAGCCATTTATATCCCTCCTTTCTAAACTACTCCCTCAGCAGATACAACCATAGCGTCATTTAATTTTTCTGTTAGTACATTAACTATTCCATCTAAGTCGGCATCTTTATTTATGTTATTTGTGTTGTTCATGTCAATTTTAATGTTGACTCCTGTAAAACGGTTTATTGTTTCCTGTTCTGCAATATCTCTAAGATATTTTAAGTCTTCTTGACTTTTATCCATTGTTTTAGCCATTTTAGCTGTATTTCCTGCGGTATCTTTTGCTCCTTTTGCTGCATCGCCCAAAGGTGAGTTTAATCCTGCTGAGCCTATTCCATCACCTAATCCATATTTATCATCCCACAAATCGTCAAGACCTAAATCTTTTTTTGCCTTATCAGCTATTTTACTAATATCAAAAGTATCCTTTATTTTATTTTCTAAGTTTTGACCAAAGGCATATCCATTTTTAGCCCAATCTCCAACATTGTTATACTCTAATTGTTTAAAGGATTTATAACCTTTTGGCTCTGCTCCAAGCCATTTATTTAAGTCTCCTTTAGCTTTTTGCAATGTACTTGTAATAGACTTTGTATGACCAACCATATCAGCTTTTCCAAGTCCTAACTTATCTCCAAGTCCTCCAAATTTATTTAAGACATCTACAAATTTATTCCAAGCTTTTAATGCCCCATTAATTCCATCTATAATAGAGTTTGCTAAATTAGTAGCAAATTCATCACATCCTTTTGTCATAGATATAAGATTATTTAATACTGCTGTGGCTAAATTAAAAAATAATTTCTTTACTGAATAAACTGGATGGTCTAATACATTTGTAAAAAACTCAGCAAATGATATAAAAACATTAATCCAGAAAAATACACTATTTATAATAAATGCTGTTAAACCCGATAATGCTCCTGCAACAATTCCAATTGCTGAATAAGATGTTCCTGCGAATTTATTTATTACAGCTATAGCTACAAAAAAGGCAACAACTATGGCTATAATTCCATATAAAATCCAAGTGATAGGGCAAGCTGCCATTGCTGCGTTCAATCCGTCCTGTGCAATTGTGCTTGCTACTAATGCTGCTGCTCTATAAGACTCTGCTATTATATGAGCAAAATTCATCGCTAAAGTTTTAGCAGATAACGCAATATCTTTTACTTTATTAGCTATACTAAGTAATAGTGCATTGTTATATACTAACATAGCAGCTGCAACTCCAAGTACTATTGGTGCAATAATACTCCAGTTCTGAGCAAATACATTAGTAATATTTAATGCTTGTGTTATTACCCAGCCAAGCACTTGCACTATCAGACTAACACCTACAATAATAGCATTTACAAATGCTTGAAAAAATGGACTTCCTAATATATTTATAATTCCATTAAAAATACTAAATGCAACTGCTCCTAAAACATATAACGAATCTATAAAATTATCTATAAAGGTTCGAAAACCCCTACTAGACATAGCTTGTTCTATTTTTTTCTGTATAACACCAAATATCATGATTGCATTATTTTTAATTGAAGTCCAAATTTGAGAAAATGTGTAAGGCATTTTTTCAAACTCTGAATTGGTCTGCTCTGCTGCTGCAAGTAATGAGTTTTTTACAATATCTGCTGTTAACATTCCTTCACTTGCCATACCTCTTATCTTCCCTATATCGACCTCGAGATAGTCGGCAATAGACTGAATAATATTAGGTGCTGACTCAAACACAGCATTTAGTTCCTCGCCTCTTAACACACCACTTCCTAAACCTTGTGTAAGTTGTAAAAGTGCTGAATTAGTTTCTTCTGTTGTTGCTCCTGCAATTACAAATTTCTTGTTAAGTTGTTCCGCGAATGCTACTATTTCTTTTGTACTACTAAATGCTTTGCCTGCATTCATGCCCACTCTGCTTACAATTTTTGCAGTATCTAAATAAGATGCTCTTGCTCTTTCCGCTGATTGAAATATCATTTTGTTGAGTCCTCCATCAGATTGTTGCCCGTCATTTATCATAGCTAGTCTCGCATTAGTACTCGTCATTTGGTCACTTAAATTAATCAAACCACCAACACTTCTCAATCCAATATAAGTTGCTACTAATCTTTTAGCATTTTCTACTAACTTATCTGTACTACTTGCTCCTTTTCTAACATCATCATTAAATCTTTTTTGTTGTTCATCAGCTTCTCTTATTTGTTGTTCTAATCTATCAAATCCAGCTTCTGCCCTTGCTAACTCTTCTCTAGCTGTTCTAATACTATTAGCATCTATAGCATTGCTAGATGTTCTTTGTAATTGCTCGAATGAACTTAATACAATATTCATAGCATTAGTCATGTGTCTAAAAGCAGGTGTCATTCCGTCGAAAATTCGGATAGATGTTTGTATAGTTGCCATTTTTCTGCTCTCCTTTCTGTTAATTTAGATAATAAAAACACTTACTAATTTAGTAAGTGTTTTTATTATGAATACATCTATTTTTTGCCTGCCCAAAATTGCTTGCCACAGTTCAAACATGTTACTCTAACTTTCTTTGCTCCTAAATTTCCAGCTACTAAACCTATTCCACCAGTTAAACTCGCTCCTACTACTGCTTTTCCTATACCAAAACCCTTTTTTTGAGCTGTCAAGGATGTTGAACCACACTTAGGACAACAAGCAACTGATTCTTGTTGAGCTTTTTCAATATTATTTTTTCTATTTTGATTGTTTGTTATTTTTTCCTTTTCTGAATTACTCATAGTATCATCAATAAAGTTGTTTTTTAACTCTTCAAAGGAAGAATCCACTATTTTTTTTGCTTCCTTTATATTCAAACCGCTTATTTCCATTACATTTTTTATTGCATTTACTTTTTCTTTTCTATATTTTCTATAAATCTCAGTCATATTTACTTCTATTCCATTAGCATCAATGATTAAATCATTTGATTTAATATTATTATCTTCAATAATCTCATTTTCTACAGCAGCCCCACAATTCGAACAAAACTTGCCTATACCTGTGATTTCTGCACCACAATTTGAGCAAAACATAATAATTCCCCCCTGTACAATATTTTTATAAATATTATACTATATCCATAAAAATTTTTACATTATAGTTTGACTCCAAAACCCATTTTAAGACCTGTAATTTTAGATAATTTCTTAAATGTGGTGCAGTGATAAATATCTACAACATGGATTATCTTCTCTTTTTATCACTTCATCATTTTTTTGAACATATACACTTTAATATGTCTAGTGATACAATATAAATCTTTTTCTGTAAGTTCTATATCTTTATTCATTTAATCCCTGCCTACCTTCTCCTTCCTCTCTTTTTCTCTCTTTCAGATTCTTTCATTGCTTCCTCTTCATCCTCTATCTTAACAAGTATTGAGGCGGCTGCTAATGCTCTCTCATTAACTTCTAAATTCATATATTCACTAGGTTTCCACTTTAATTTTTGGATACAATAATGAGTGATGCTAGCATCAAAATCACCGCCCCTAATTAGTTTTTTGCTTCTTCTACTTTATCTTCAAATGTTGTATCAAATCCATTAACTTCGTTAACTTTTACTGTATAATTTACATACTCACCTGCTGTAAGCATTGTTTTTAATAACTGAGCTTCTCCCATCACTCCATAACTATTTTGGAGTTCGGCATCCTTTAAATCTGGAAATACTGTAGATGCTACACATAACTCTGCTACATAACTATTGTAGTCAATTTCACTTGTGAATTGACCTGTTGGCTTCCCATTATTGCCAATCACTTTCACTCTTTTGGTACAGTTTCTTCTTAATACTTCATCTTCCTCAGAAGATAAAACTCTTAATTCCCATTCAACTGGCTTTCCTCCTTCGTCTAAAAATCTATCGCTTGCCACATACATTACATTCTCATTTTTTATTGCATTTTGACTTAAAAAAGCACTTAAATTACTCATTTCTTAATTCTCCTTTTATTTTAATTTTTACATAAAAAACACACATCTATAATTTATAAATGTGTATTCTATATCATACCTAATAAAATTTTAAATTCTTCTGGCATATCCCAATCATCAAAAGTAAAATCTATATCCTCATCTAAATATTCACTATCTGCATCAAATTTAGCTAATGTAACCTCATCCATATTGCAATCTTTTAATATAATAGTTTGACGACCTACTGAACTTGTTGGGTCTTCATTAGTAATTTGCATATCGAAATATATATCTTCTCCAGTTTCCTTATATCTAAGCATAAGTTTTCTAAAGATAGAAGTATTATAATGAACAGTTGCACTTCCTGTGCCTTCCCATCCAGTAGTTTTGTTTCCTTTTCCTGTTTGCCCTAAAATTGGTATCTTACTTTTATTCTTCTTAAATTTAGCCTCTACCTTGATACACTGCATAAGAAGGTATCTTTTACCTTCAATGGTAACATAGCATTCTGCCAAAGATGCACTTATTGCATCTTTTGACTTCATAGTAATATTTTTAGCCATTCTAATATTCTCCTTCCTAATTAACTAACTGAAACAGTCATATAAAGCTTACTCATAGCATTTATAACCTTAACCGCATCACTCACTATAACTGTTTTCTTGTCATTTCCAAGCTCCACACTAACATCATCAGTTTTAAAATCTTCTATTGCCCTTATATTCTCTAATTCTTTATGGTGTTTAACAACATCATTCCAGAAACTTATTCTTCCTGCCTTATCATTCGGAACTTTACCTAAATACTTTTCATTAAATAAAGTTGCAATATCATTAGCAATTTGGTCAAGTACTCTAACACTTTGGTTACTTGAAAAATCGTCATTTTTATCATCTGTAAATGATACAAAAGTATTTATATCCTCTAACACATGAACTTCATCTCCCACCTTGTGGAATATAAATTTACCAGTTTTTAAAGCTTCTTCAAGTTGTATTTGTGTATAATTAACATCAACATCAAACTCACCATCATACTTTTTATTAGTATTAGATTTATTTATATCGCATCCTGCTATAACTCCAGCCGCCCAATAAATTAAACTAGATTCTACTAATCCAATATCTTTAATCTTATTTTCTACAGACACTACACCTTCATAATCTGCATCACTTTTCTTATATAGTACTGTTTGAAACTTAGCTCCTACCTTATCTCTCATTCTCTTTGTAAATTCTACAAATAAACTTTTAATTTCTGTTGTTGTAGCCAAACATCCTAAAGCATTAAAGCTATAGCTTTCTATTTTATCCAAGAAAGCTTGGTACTCTGCTCCTGTCACAGCTTCGCCATTAGTTCCACCAGTAAATACAAGTCCTGCACTTGCTTCTAGTGTTGCATCCTTCTTCCAAGTGATATAGTCATTGTCTTGTAAGTCTGTAATAACCTTTGCTATTTGAGTATCTACCTTCTTATTATCTAAAAGTGTTACAACATCAAACTTAGCATTATCATCTATATTTGTTGTAACTGTTACTTTTAAGTCATTTCCTCTGATACCACTATATTTTGCTGTGGCTATAGTACAACTGGCTTTAACGCCTTTATTTAATTTATAAAAATATCCCAACCTTATATTTTTGAATAAATCTCTCAAACCTTTCAGCTTCTCATGAGTATAATCATATCCAAAATACTTCACTGAATACTTCTCAAAATCATCACTGGTTACTTGAAATACGTCTTCATCTATGCCCCAATCTAACTCTAAAGGTATTGCAACAATACCTCTATCCGATAATGAACTGGTTGCCCTCTTAGCTGAGATAAAATTTATATAGCTACCTGGTAATATTTTATTCTGTGTTACAAATGTTCCTCCACCTAACGCCAAATTAACTCACTCCTTTCATAAAGCTATTTATTATTTCCTCTACCTCTGAGAAGGAATATAACTCATTTTCTTTTAAAATTGCATTTAATAAGTCTTTTCTATTTATATACTTCTTAGAATTAACTATCTGCTCCTTAGTAAACTTGTAATCGGTTCCTTTACTTAATGTCTTACTCAAAATTATCACCTCTCTTCAAACCACCGAATAACTCTACTGTATCCATCTTATTGATATCATTATTTTTTATAGTAAAGTAGTTATAATCAACAAAGAAATGAAGTACATTATCTACAATTTCAAAGTTCATATTTGTACCTCTGACTAAATCTCCATCAATTTCTATATACTCTAATTCCTCCAGTAGCATCTCAGCTACCTCATCTATTTCAAATGATTTATCATTACTTTTTGGAAAATAATGTACATCAAAAGAGTTCTTTTTTAATGTCCTGCCACTTGGATAGGATACTTTGCTTGGATTTAAAGGAACAATAAAAAAACAAGGTTCATTTATACCTTGCTCCACATCTTCACTATAAATTGTATAACTCTCTCCAAATGTTTTATCTAATTTAATAGATATTCCATCAATTATATTATTAAGCATCAAATACTCCTTTAAGCAATATTAATAGTTTTTTCTCTATAATCTTATCAACTTGGCTTTGTAGTTCCATCTCTGAAATTGTTAAGAAATGTTGTCCTTTAACCCAACCTTTTCCATCTTTAGTTCTATGGCCATATTCAACATATGCATTTTGTTATCCTAAAGGCTTTTTATCCTCTAGCTCTTATAGTTTCCTATAAGTTCGGCGTACATCATCAACAAAATAAACTTTATTTAGTTGCCCAGCACTCTTGGAGAGATTATATTTATTCACTCTCTACGCTCTACGGAAACCTATAGCCTATTCGCAATCTATAGGTTTTCCTCGGTATTGGCATATATAATTAATTAAATATTTTTCCATGTTCTTCTATGGACTATATTTGATATAGATGAATATGTTACAGGATATATTTCACTTAGTTGTTTTATTGTATATCCATCAGAATACTTTTTTCTAATTTCTTTTACATCCTCAATAGATAACTTAGCTCTGCTTTCTTCAATAATCTTAACTTTTTCTATAAGATTATTTCCTACTAATCCCTTAGAATATCTACTTCTTAAGCAAGAATATGAAATACCTGTTTTTTCAGAAAGCTCTATCAATGTAATTTCTTTTTCTTCATGCTTTACTAATATATTTGTTGACCTATTTCTACATTGTGTCTTTATATCCACCCATCTACAATTGCTTGATTCATAATTTCCTTCATTATTTATTCTATCAATTGTAAGTTTCTCTGAATATCCATTACTCAATGCCCAATTTGCAAAATTATCATAGCAAAACCATTCATCACACACAATTATATTCCTTTCACCATATCTATTGTATCTTTTATTATTTTTATCTGTACATCTAGATATTATACCCTTCCATATACTGTAAAGTCTTTTATTTTGAACCTTATATTTCTTTTTAAATTGGTATTTGTCTGTTAAATTTAATTTATCTTGTTCTTTTTTTAAACATCCACAAGATTGTACTAAGCCACTAGTTAAAGAGTCAGTTCTTATTTCTTTGAAATTTCCACAATCACACTTACATAACCAATATTTTCTATTTCTTTTACCACTTTTTATCTCTTTAGAAAATTTAATGACTCTTAGCCTTCCAAATTTTTTTCCTGTAATATCTAAAAATTTTGCCATAAAATCACCTCTTTTATACATTATAAATCAAGAGTTATTCTATGTCCATATTCTACCTACTTTATAATGTAACACTATTACACTTAGCGTTTACCGATTTTGCTGGGTTTTATATGCCCCATTGTGTTAAGGCATATTCAGTCGGATTAACAACCTCTATAATATAATTATTTCCTTGTTTATACACAGGAAGCGACCTAGCATAAGCCACTCCATTCCATCCTTGTCGTAAGAATCCTGTATCAACTGGTGTTCTTCTAATTACTTTCCCAAGTAATCGTGCTGCTAATTCTCTTGCTGCATCCTTGCAAAACTTATCTAAATCAATCTTTGTAAGCTTCTCCATCTTTTTACAAACTCTTTTAAACTCTCTAAAATCAACACTGCCCCATCTAGCCATTATGCTTTATCCTTAAATAACTCAAGTATTATTTCTTGATGATTTGGATATATAGCTGATTCTCCACTTCTTACATACTCTCTTGTTATGTTATTTTGAGTAGTTATAATAAGCTTTGAACCTGCTTTAACGCTTATGTTTGGAGATATAAAGAGTTTGATGGTTTGTGCAAGTTTAGCTACTTTTCCTTCTTCTGTAGAATTAATGTTTTTATATGAAAGCTTACAAGGTTGATTTTCTAATACAATCACTTCTTTATTGTTAGTTCGTTTTGTCACAGGGTCTTTGACTGGCTGATACTCAATTATAGTACATTTATCTCTGTATAACATTTCTATTGCTTTTCTAGTCTTATCCATCATTATTTCCACCTAATTTTTCTGTATCTGTTTAATTGTGACTTATAATCTTTGAGTAACGATTCCTTAAATTCACTAGCTGAACTTCTGTATGAAACTGATGTATCACCTTCTGATATAGAAGAAATAGAACCTAGTGCAATATCTTCACTTCCTAGATTCTCATTTTTATACATATCTATAGCCATCCTTAAAACAGTACTATTTAGCCCTTCGGGAATAACAGATACATTACAATAATTTTTAACTATTTCCTCCACATCTTCTAATATAAACTCTAATATCATCTCTTTTGAATAATCTTCCTTACTGATTCCTAAAAGTTTTTTTAGTCTTTCAACTTCCATATCAACACCTCTAATTTATTGTACCCATAAACACTTGGTCAGCATAAGGAAAACTAGGTAATGCTGTTGCAACTGCTTTTATCCACTTAGCAACTGGGTCAGCAGTAGAGTATTGTTCTGCAATTATATTTCCAACTGAACTAATATCTATTGCTGGGTTTTTTCTAAGTTCTAATTCCTCTGCTGTTAGCCCAAAGAAAGTATCTCCCATCTTGCCGTCAGGCATAAGAATAAACTTATTTTCATCTAAGAATCTCTTTGTTGTGTACTTACCATCCTTGCCTTGTACTCTGTATCTTTCATCATAAGTAAAAATAGGAGGAAGAGATTGAGAAACTAAAAATGTATTTAATTCATTTAAAGTAAGTAGTTTATCACTATTTACACCAAATATAGCTTTTCTTAGTTTTTCATCTCTTAAGATTATATTTAAAATAGTTTTAGAAGTTAATGACCTTGTTGGAGTAAATCCAGTATCAACAACTATTTTATCAGTCATATTATAAATATCTCCTAATATATCTGGTGTTCCACTAGACCAAGTTTTTGTTTCTTTATGATTTGTTGGAGTTCCATATTTTAAAGAAGCTTTAACTCCATTTTCATTTATATTAAGTTCTCCAGTTGATAAAACTTCCATTCTCATTGCTTCTATTCTAGTATTTACACTTGATACAAGGTTATCAACATCATTAAATATTTGATTTATCATTTGAGTTTCTTCTTGTGAGTTTCTTGGCTCTTCAAGTACAATTATATCTTTTTCATCTAGTTTAATTTTTCTTTTCACAAGTGCAAGTTCAGCAATACTTAAATTAGCACCTTCTCTTGATGCAATCTCTGCTTCTGTATCAAAAGCATGAACACTTGCTGATACTGGAAGATTAGATGCACCTTTTATCATCTTTATTTCAAGTCCTTCTATCTTTTGAGTTGGAAATAATAAATCTCCCATTGTTTCTTTTAATTTTCTAGTCTTTGTATAGTTTATCAGCTCTTGAACTGACAATAATTCTTCTACTCTTGCCATATTTCATCCTCCTACATAAATTTAATATTTGGTAATTTTGTCTTTATAGTTTCTATAGCTTCTTTTACATACTCACCTTGCAATCTTTCGATTATTACATAGCCTTCCACCATTGATGCAACTGGTTGTGGTCCATAAGTAACATCTACAGTTGAAAAAACTATTCCTACAGGGTCTTCTGATAATGTGTATGTATAACTACCCGAAGAACCTCCTCTGGTTATCTTTACCACTTTGCCACTCTCACCTAATAAACTACCTGCTAACACATATTTCTTTCCATTTTCATCAGCCACTACATCTGTATCTAATGCTGTTTTTGAAAAGTTAATATAGTGTTGAGAAGCTAGAAACTCGGGTGTGTTATCAAAATTTACCTCTTTAAAATACATACTTTATCCTCCTTTTTATTTTATACTCCATGCGTCAGCATATGGATTTTTAGAACCTTCCTCATTCTTTTCTTTAGCAATATTTTCAGCTCTACTTAATGTATTTTTATTGCCATTATCGGGGCTGTAATTTATCTTAGTCTCTCCTGTTTTTATTAAGAAAGATTTTTGAGTTAACCAAGTATCAGTCTGTTCCTTTAGTCCTGTAAAAGTACCATTTTCATATTTTATTTTTTCTAAATCAAGTTCTGCTTTTGCTGCTTTAGTGCTATGAACATTAAGTTTAATAAGTTCATTTTCTAACGCCATATCAAACTCTTTTTGTTCTTTTTCCTTTAATTTCTTTTGATATTCTTCATCTTTTGCAGTTAATTTAGTCTCATAGCCTTTTTTAAGCTCTTCAATCTGCTCTTTTGTCATTCCATCCTTAAAACCTTCAATTGCTTCTTTAGAGGCTTTTAGTTCCTCTTTTACCTTTTCATACTCAATTTTATTAATATAATTTTCTAATTCTTTTAATGATTCAGCTTCTACTTTCTTTGCATCTTCTTCACTAAGACCTAGTGCAATTAGTTCACCTTTTTTCATTTTATTTAATTCTCCTTTCATTTTTAGAAAATAAAAAAGCCCTTGTTAGGACTTACTAAAACCAATATTATTCTCACTACAATTATTTATTGATATAGCTTCTATTTGTGATAAATCTATTACAGTTGTTCCATCTTCATCTAAATACCCTTTCAAATACCTACAATCTGAGTCAGCTTCCATAAAATCTTTCATTAACTTATCAGTAACATCTTCGTTTGTTATTCCAGATACACAATTTCCACTCTTAAACCAAATTACATACTCTTTCAATAATACAACCCTCCTTTCATTTCTTACAAAATAAAAAATCTTTGAACAAATTATTCATAAATAATATGGCTTATTAGCGAAGCTATAAGGTATATTGCTTTTCCTATCAAATACCCACTTATAACTCCTGCTAAGCCATAAACTAATCTAACACATGTAAAAGTATTATTATCTACCATGTTAGCTATACCTAAAACATGAGCCATGATTATGTTGATACCTATAAAAACACCTAAAGCTATACCAACAACTGTAATAATAAATGCCATAATATTTCTAACACTTATTTTGCTTGGCTTTTTAATATATTTCTTTTTAAACATATTTCCATCCCTCAAAACTTATTCAATACTTTCTCTTAGACGTTCCTCTAATTGTTTTACAATACTATCTATATCAACTTTATTTTCTTTTGCAAATATTCTATTTAATTTTTTCTCTAATCTATCTACTACTTCATTGAGTGTTTCAATTTCTTTTGTAGCACTTTTTATATTTTCCTCAAAATCAGTTGTATCTAGTTCCAATTTAGCTGAAAGTTCTAATTTATTTTTCTTGTTGTTATCTTCATCAACATATCTATGTCCTCTTTCTAAATTTTCATATAACTTCTCAAATTCACTAAATGTACATGAATAAATCTTGCCTTCACTATCTTTTATAATAAAATCTCCATTAGTTGCCCTAATAACTCCATTTTTATATTTTATACAGATAGTTTTCTTTACTTCACCTTTACGATTCATAGAGTTTAAAGATTCATCAAGCCATATAGTTCCCTTCTCAAAAGCTTGATAAAACCATATAGGAGTATTAGGACTTCCTAATATCCATTTAAAAGCTTCTACTTCCTCTGATTTCTTTTTAAATTTAGCCATATTATTTATCCCCCTTTAAATTTTTAATCATATCTTCATTGCTAACTAGTAAAGAAGATATGATAAATATCACACCTAAAATAAAATTAAGTAGTGGAAATAAAGCCATAAAAATAAAATTACACTTTCTTCTCACTTTTTTATTTTTAAGAATCTCAATCAATTCCTCATTACTATCAATCTTCATTTTAAATAAATAAAGCCCTGTACAAAACACAATTATTGATAAAATATATAATTTAAGCATTTCAAATCACCCTCTCAATAAATTTTTACATAATAAAAGCACCTACTAATTTATAACTTAGCAAGTGCTTTTACATATTTACTATTTGTATATCTTTCCATAAATCCTTTAGTAATTTACCATCAATGTTGTAATTATCAACCATATCCTTACCATTTTTATAATACTTTGTATCTCCATTAGGGCAAAGAGTAATAAACCTTGTATCATCATCTCCAATAGATATATTATATGGTTTATTATATAAGTCAAATTCTATATCTAATCCTAAATCAATAGAATCAATTAAATGTTGTAAATTCTTAAATTTATTATCCATTTTACTCTCCTTTCAAAATATCTTTGTTTGCTATTTTATGAGCTTTTGTAAGCTCCATATCCTTCTCTCTTTTTACCTTATCATGGTTATTTTCATCAGCTAACCAATCATGTTTATGAGGTACAATTTTATGTTGCTTTGGGTTTCTATGGTCAGTTAAGTCTAAATCTAATCTAGGTTTTCCTGTATTACCATAGTATCTTCTTTGAATTAATTTACCATCTTTGTAATTATCAAATACACTATTTGGTTTTGATTCAAATGGCACTGAATGAACACTTCCACTAGTTAAATTTCTCTGATTCTTAACTTGCCAATTTACATCCTTATAAAGCTTTTTAGCTTCCTCATACCTTATAGTATCATTATACTTCATATGTTGATATTCATCAAATTTAGAAGGTATTTCATTTCCTAATACCTTTTTATATTCTTCAAATTGTTTTCTATCTTTACTCTCATTTAGTTGCATTTTTCTAAGAGTATCAGCTTTTTCTTTTCCAAGTCTACCCTCTATATGTTTCTCATACCACTCATTATACTTCATATTAGATGGTACATAATATGTTTTTCCATCTTCTCCTTTTGCTGCTCTGTAACCTTCTTCATCTTCAAACCAAGGAGCTGTTGTTGTCCTACAATGACAATGAAATGGTGGAGCTGTAACTCCAACTTGATAATCCTTCATATCAAATACTTTTCCATCTAACTCTCTACATATATTTGATGTTTTTAAGTCTAGTGTGGCAATAATCTCATACTTCTCTACATCTAAATCATTGAAACAATCTTTTCTTGAAGCTGATGCAAAGAAAGCTGATTCAGTCATTATCAAATTCTTAGCTTGTGATTTAGATACATTAAATCTCTTAGAAAAGTCATTTACTAGGTTCTTTGGATTTTCACCTCTAATAATTGATTGAGTTAGCTTAGTATGTAACTCATTAATTAAAGCAGGTCTATGTTTGCCCCAAATCCTTTCACTAAAATTTAATCCATCACTAGTCCATGGTTTAGAGATAACTTTATTTATTCTATTAGTATCAAGATTCATTAAACTCCAACCAACGTTTACTCCTTGTTGAACATTAAAAGCTGCATGATAATATCCACTTGTATAAATATGTCTCATTAATTTATCAATACCATCAAGTTCATTTCCATAAAGCACTTCCACTTGTTGCTGTATTTGTAACTTTAAAGCTTCAAGCCTTGTTATATGAACTCTTGCACTAGCATTTTCTAACTCTTTCATCCACTTTTGATTTATAGCATTTTCTTTACCATATTTAATATATTCTTCTACACTCCATTTAAACTCTTCTAGTTCTCTTGTATTTAGTAGTTTCCTAGCTTCTAATAAAGATATTCCTTCATTTTTGGCAAATCTGTTGTACCATGCTAATATATCTTTTTCTATACTATTTATAGCTAGTTTATATTGCTTTTCTAATTCAAGATAATATTTTACACTTTTGTTATTTTGAGCTTCTTCTAATTGTTCAAATCTCTTTCTCCAATAATCATTATGTTTCATCTATGCCACCGTCTTGATTAGGAATTAAATCATCATATTCTTGTTGGCTATTTTCTTTTTTAATCTGTTTTTCTTCTTCCTCTGCATTATCTACAAGCGGATGATTTTTTAAATTAGTCTTTTCTGATATTATTCCAACACTCTTAGAGCATATCTCAGCTAGTTCTAAATCATTTTGAATCATATTCCTAGTCCAAGTTTGCAAAACCCTTTTAGGAGAATATCCTAAATGTCTACATATCATTCTTACTAGTTTAGCAAACCCTAATCTAAACTCTGTTTCCATAAGTCCTGCTTTTAATTCTAACAAAGTGTACAAGAATTTGAGTGCTACACCACTTGTATTGGCAAAGTTTTCGGGTTTAGGGTCAACACCTTGACCTTGGACATAGATTTGCTTTTCTGTTGTTTTAAGAAGTGAATCTCGAGCTTCAATTGGAATATTTATTGTAATTGTACTTAACCCACTCTTATCATCTGCACCACTACTTTGTAAATCAATAGTTTTATATTCTTTAAGTCCTTTTAAGAACTCTGTTAAGTCTGCACCTCCATAGTTCGTAAGAACGAAAATAACTTCTTGTATATCTTCAATATCATTCACAAAACCGCTATAAACCTTGTCATATACATCAATGAGGTGTTTAACATTATCTAAATCTCTTACCTCTAAATCATTGTTTAGAAATTCGATAAATGGAACTTCTCCAAAATTGTGTTTATATACATTAGTTTGAGTTTCAAGTTTATTATCTAAATTTTTCTCTATAAATTTATTAAGTATCTCCAATCCATTGATATTACTATTTCCATCTTTATTTTGATAAGTATAACAACATTCATCTGTCCAATACTCATAAATTACATATTCTTTTCCTTTATCATCAGTCTTTTTATATTCTCTAAGTACTGCAAGAAGCTTTCTGTTTAAATCTGATGAATATACTGCTCTTATTTGGCGAGGGTCTATATTAGCATATTGAAAGTTATTATTATCATCCACCCAAATATGTAACCATGCTTTAGAATATATACTAGCATTTTTGCCAAGTGTTTTAGCTTCTTTTGGGTATCTATCGCCTAAAATATCAGTTATCTTTGAATTTACTCTATCATCTCCAACATCAAATGTAGGTGGATAAGTAAACAGATATGATATTTTTTGGTTAACTAAAAAACCAAACCAATTAAATGGTATTCTATTATCTGCATTTCTTAGTGGATTATTAGTTGTATTTACTTTTCCAATATTATTAGGGCTTCTATCCCTTATAATGTCATTTTCATTTTTATAGTATTTTTCAGCTTCATCAGCTTTTTTAACAAAGTTACTATGTTTACTATTAGTTTGTTCAATTAACTTTTTTATTACATCTAATTCCAATTTATCACCTTCTTCCATTTGGTGTAAGTACTTTAATTCCTGTTCCTAAGGAATCTGTATAGATGGCATATCTAAGTGCGTCTAATACATCATCCCACTTTTTAATTGGCTCACCTGTATTTTTATTCCAAGCATACATAAAAATTTCTTTCCTGAATAAATTAACATTCTCATGAACTACAAATAAAGTATTAGTTTTAATTCTTTTAGCTACAGCTTCAACGCCAGACAATACAGCTTTATTAGCATTAAAAGCTTTTATACCATTTCTTTTAAATGCTGCCAAATGTTCGGGTCTAGCACTATCACAATAAAACTTTATATTTCCATACTTTTCTTTTATACTTTTAGCCTTATCTATCCAGTAATCTATTTCCTTATGTTGAGCTGAATGTTCTTCTAATAAATATAAGTTACCTTTATCATCTTCTCCAATTACAACAATAGCTCCAAAATGTTCATATCCCCAATCAACGCCTGCAAAGTATCTTACAAAATTAATATCATTTAATTTATCCTTAGAAATATAATGAATATCCTTATTAAAATCTTGATAAACTAATCCATCTGCTGACACCCATAAACCATTTATATCTCTGTCATAAAAAACGCCACTAGGAGTAGACTTCTTAATATTTGCTCTGTATCTTTCACTTAAAAATATATTATCATCTAATTTGTAATGAAAAGATTGAATAACCTTGCCATCTGTTTTATCTACAAAGTTAGTTTTTAACCAATGCTCTGGTTGGTCTGGGTTAGTATCTACAAGTATTCTAGCACCTTCTCCACTACATCTTGATTTGATTTCATTAAATACTTCTTCATTTGCAACTGTACCTTCATTTATGTATGCCCCAAACGAAGTCATACCTCTTATTCTGCCTAAATCATTTGTTTTTGAGTGTCCAAAGCAACATACTTGAACTCCAAACAATACAAATCTATTATGTTTGTCAAACTTAAACTCAATGTCATACTTATTTGTAAGCTCACTTAGTACATTTCTTTGTAAAGCTCCTAAATCTGCTCCTGCTAAGATGTATTGAGGAAGCTTAATACCTAGCTCATTAGCTATCTTTCTAACCCTTCTAAGTTCAAGTAAGAATAAATCATTGTCAATTATTGTTTTTCCTGTTCTTTTAGCACCATAATTAATTAGCATGAAGTAGTCATTATTCAAAGCAAAGTTAAGAACTTCAAGTTGTTTACTATGATATAATTCATCAATCATTTTTTATCACACTTTCGAGTTTATCAAAATATCTATCAAGTTTATCTTCTTTACTTTCTTGATTATTTATCTTTGATTTTAATACTTCTACTCTTGCTCTTTGCTCCTCTGTAGCTAAATTCCAATCCTTATGAATCATTTCATCATATTGTTTAATTAAACTCCTTAACTCACTCATTGCCCTACTCTGTGCATTAAGAAAAGATGCTTGCCTATCCCATGCAAATTGAAATTCATACTCTATCTTTTCACCATTTTCTGTGCTTTCATATTTCTTTAATTCTTTAACCATTTCTTCCTTGTCTTTAACATACATTATCTTTTGTGCTCTTATTATTGCTGCATATTGTATTGTTATCTGTTCCCAAAGAATATCAAATTTATCTTTATCCTTTATCTCATTAATTAAGTCTTGGGTTTCTTCGGGTAGATATTTTGAAAAGAAACCAAACTTTTCAGCATTTTTATTTCCAGGAGGACCAGTGGCATTTTTATTGCCTATAGGAGCACCTCTCTTTTTGGTTGCAACTTTTTTTGGTTGGTTGCAACCTTTTTGTTTCCAGTATCTAGTTGCCCATGATTTTACAGTTGATAAACTTACATTATGCTTTTCAGCTATTTCCTTGTACTTAAGCCCTTTTAAGTAATCTTCATGGGCTAAATCTGCCTTTTCATTCATACCACCACCTCGTTTGTTTGTCGTTTTGGGAACAAAAAAAGAACTCTGGTTAGAGTTCTTAATCTTTTAGAATTTACCATTAAACGCTTCATTTGCATTTTTATAAAATAACTTATATATTTCAGCAATTTTTTCTGGAGTTAAAGAAGCATTTTCCATATATGCTATTGTAAGCTCTGTAGCTACATCTGCAATTGTTCTTTGACAAGAAACACATATTTTTCCATCAGACATAATAGTCACCTCCTTATAAAGTATATAATTCAACTTCAAAGGTCAATATCCTTCAAAAACTATTCGACAACTACAAAATAATTCTAAATAATACACTTATTTAATTTATTATATAAAAAAAGACCATCCATCAAGACAGTCATTTAAATCATTTCTATTAACTCTTTAATCTTTTTATATACCTCTTTATAATTCATATCTTTATCTATTAGCTTAGGTAATTTCATAGATATAATTCTTTCGAGTGCTTGTATATCAAACAATTCACTTTGATTTAATTCATCCCTTTTCACACCTTTTGGTATACCTAATTTTTTTCTTACAAGTTCAGTAAAATGTTTATAATACATCTGAGGTTTATTACTTCCTTGACTAGTAGCATAATAAACAAACTCTTGTATTTCATCCGTAAAATCTTTTCTTACTTTTTTGCCCTCTGTTCTTATCTCCAGCCATTCTTGGTCTTTTTCTGTAGCAATGTAATAACCATGTATTCTAATTTGTTTAAGTGTTTGTGTAACCCATTTTGTAAATAACTTTGCTTCTGCTTTATTACTTCTAAATGACATATTATATACGGCTTCTTCTGTAACAAATACTTCTCCACGATTATTCAACTTAACTTTAAAATTTCGGTTATAGGAAACTCCGACATCTGAATCCTTAAATTTCTTTTTGTATTCCCTATCTATATTTCTTAATGTGTCATGAATATTTACTATGCCTAATTCTTCTCCTACATCATTTGCATTAAACCAAACTTCTTCTCCGTTTTTGGACCATATCATCCTTACATTTTTCTCTTGTAAAATTTTCAACATACTACTACCTCCTAAATTAGTTATTAATAGAGAATATTCGGTTTGAATATTCTTATTTTCGCCCCCTCAATATGAGGGATTAAAAAGTGTATAAAAAAAAGACCTAGAAATTAATCTAAGTCTTTACTCTCCATATCCACTATATGTAATTTTTTATTAATAAAACAAAAGAGCGGAAGTTTATTCCACCCTTTTGTTAGCTATGAAAACTAAATTATTTTTCTACAACATCTTTAGCAGTTGCGTTTTTATCCAAACCTGGAGCTACTGTTGTATCACTTTTTTCTCCATTATTTACTACAACATCTTTAATAGTTGCATTTCTATCTAACCCTTGAGCCACTGTTGTATCTCCTTGTTCTGTAACATCTTTAGCAGTTGCATTTCTATCTAACCCTTGAGCTACTGTTGTATCTCCTTTAAGCCTATTAGAAGTATCTGCAAATGATTTATTTACAAGTAATCCAAGACCTCCTAAACCAATTAATCCTGATAATCCTAGAGCCATAAATTGTTTTTTCATAATTATTATCTCCTTTTCTTTGTTTTATTTTCTAAACAAATAATAGCATATTAATGTTTACTGACTGTTTACGATATTAATTAGTCTAAGTCTTTACTTTCCATGTTTACTATATAATTTGCAGTGAGTACAACTCCTCTTATTAATAACTCTTCACTAATAGCACTTTTCCCTGTAAAACTCTCAACATATTCAACTCCATAACTTAAAAATTCATTATCTGCATCTATATTAAATTCATCTAATTCTTTTATTATCTTTCCTCTTAAATCATCCATATTTTTATTCTCCTTTTTAAAAATAAAAGACTAAGCTTGCCCTTGCTTAGTCTTTTGTAATGGGGAGGTACATATATTATGTCGCAGGTTCTAAGAATCGAACTTAGACTAGACACCAGTACCTACATGGTGAGTGAGGTTACCAAGCCCCACCCGATTTTTTAGATTTCTGAATTAAGATACAAAACTGTATGAGATTTTAATCTCAATTCAAATACTTAATATAGTGTATTAATAGGTTTTGAACATAGTTAGAATTGAACTAACAGCGTCCTCACGCCCTGCCTAGTCTGTTCGTAGTGACTAGGGCAATCCCTTAACCCTAGTCAAATATTAAGTTTTGAGAGGGAAATCTTTATTTCCACAATACTATTATCTCATGTCTAAAACAAAAAAACCTGCACATTTTCAGCACTCAAAATTACTCTTACTTTTTAATTTAGTTTGTAATCTAACAATTCAAAAAGTGGTTCTTGCTCTATTAATGCTTTCTTCCCAAACAGTGCTATTGATATTGAGCTAATAGCTTGACTAGCTCTTACACTTAATTGTCTTTCTTCTAAATGTACTATATCAACCATTTCTTGCCACATTAGACCATCTATATATTTAAGTTCAATAATTTGTCTGTGTATAGGTTTTAAATTTCCTTATAGCTAAATCTATTGTAGATTTAATTATTTCTGCTTCATATAACTCTATTTCTTTTTCTGTTATTAAGTCTGATACATTAACAATAGCATCCTCAATCATATTGCTAGTTTTGTTTG